TTTCAAAATCAGGTGACTAAAATGATTATCGCCTTTTCGCAGGAGAGATATATCGGCCAGTCCTTCGGTCAACATTTGGGTCAAAGGGTTCTTTGTTCGCAAGTTTCATTGCAGCCTCAGAACTTCTGCGAGCATACCAAACCCCTGCCGCACCAACTATGATTCCGGCTACAGCGACAACGATTGAAGCGATGCCGCCCCCGGTGAAATATAGATTTATCGTCATGTGTGGATTGAACCACAACCAAATACTTAAAGCAAACTGATCAGCAGGAGGCAGACCATGAATGAACAAGCAGTTATCGAAGAAATACGGAAGGAGTATTCCGAAACATACCCCAACTGCATTTTTACCATGACCAACAAAATGATGTTGATGGAAAAGGAAATTGAAATCCTTCGTGATGGTCTTGGAGAAGTTGCAGAGTGCATTACACCGAAGGGCGAGGACAAACTTGAATGGGCAATCAAAACCGCGCAGGACACGCTTGAAGCGTCCCGCGCCTACTGATCCGCAAATCTGAGGGAGAACGAATGGCACATGCAGAATTATGCCCCGTCTGCTCTGGCAGTGGAAAGACCCTGAAAGGTCATGTCGGCACAGCGATCCACCAGGAAAAACAGGTTTGCCACGGGTGTGGTGGAAAGGGCTGGGTAACGGTCGGTACCGAATACCCCAGGCCGAGCCTGACGCCGACAGATGACGGCCCCGGCTGCCTTTCCGTGAACGGCATCCCACAACTCGCCTTTGGTGAGTCGGTTTGTCGGAATTGCCTCGGCACCGGGTACGGCGACGAAGAAGAGCAGTGTTCCGACTGTAATGGCACGGGACGAATCCGGCCCTAAACGTTCTCAGCATAGGGGGAGAAATATGGAAGCTTTATTCTTTTGGACAGGTTTGATTGTGTGGCTGGCTTTTGCCGTTGCCGTGGTCTGGCTGTTTGGTTGGGAAATTCTGTGTGTTGGTGGATACCGCGCCTTCAAGTTCCATCGACTTCGTGTGAAAGCCTACAAGATTCACGGTCGTGATGTCGCATGGTGGCGAATTACACTTGCATCTATCACACAAATCCCCGCTCTTGCATTTATGGGACCGAAGGATTCGCGATACAACGACATGTACCACTACTCCATCAAAGAGCAGTACGTGAAACAAACAGGCGTTCGCGTCTAAACCTACATGAGAAACTACGATGTATGAATCAGCAATAGCGAGACACAAGCGATGGTGTCAGGTCTCCACTGGTGGACCTTGCACCTGTGGTCGCCACGCGCAAGATGAGATTGACGCGAGGAAGGACCGTTCTCAACAATATGAACACGCGCTTCGCATGGTCGAAGGACTGTGCCGTAGGCATACGCGCTCACCTGACACTTCGCCATTCGACCCAATCAAGACCATAGAGAAGATAGAAAAGATTGTTTGGCGGGGCTTGGGGTCAATAACAACTGATACAACCAAGTCGGAGAAATAGACATGCTTCAATACAGAGACGGAACATTCTCGGGCGACATGTCCGCAGATGAAGCCTTTGAAAAGTTCCAGGAGTACGCCCCGCTTGGAGAGGCGAAAGCTCTGCACATCGGAACAAGGGCCGAACTACAGAAGGTGCGCGACGAAGCTGACAAGCAAACACAGATTGATGATTTGAAAGACCGCCTGTCCAGCCTCGAAAGTAAAGAGCCTTTGAACTCTGACCTGGTTCATCTCCCCACCAATGAAGACGTTCTTCGCTTTGCCCCTAAAGACATCAAGGACGGTGCGTAATGGCTTATGCTTTTACATGGGAAGAAGGAGCGTGGAAGTGCCTCGCATGTGGTGCGCGGGTTGAACAGGGAACCGTTGACGAACACACTTGCGAACAGGGTGAGAGTGAAGACGAACTTATCATCGCTCGCATTAATGTAGAGTCTACTGATATTTCCAACGTGGAGAAAGACAATGAGTAAGTGTGGAGACTGCTTTTATTACGGTGGCGACATCCGCCACACTGAAGCTGATTGCTTCCGTTATCCCCCTGTTGTGGCTTCTGAGGGTGAACACCTCGACATCATAACCGTGACGGTGCGCCCGTCTGTTGGTGAGAATGAAAAAGCCTGCGGTGAGTTCAAGCCGGACAAGAACAAAAAGTCTTGGGATTCTGCCGACGAAGACGGCACGACGAAAATCTAAACTCATATGAACGAGGTTTGTGATGGAGAATGATCGGATTGAAGTTCAATGTGCCCAAGACCACAAAGACACCATCCTGATCGTCAGCCGAAGTTACGGAGACGTAGAGGTGACTGTATCCGAGGGTGGCATGAAGACGCAGGTTTATCTCACCAAGAACGACCTGTCCGAAATTATGGAATTTTTGAGTAAGCACAGAAATAACCACTGCTGAAGACGAGGGAGGGGTGAAGTGATGAACGCTACTGACTGCATACCGAATCACGGTGAAGTCGAATACTGGCAAGAACGCGCAATCATGGCTGAGATTCAGGTTAAAGACATCCGCGCCACGTGCGACAAGTTGGCAGAAGCGTTGAAGGATGTAGCAAGTTGTACAGATACCAATCATCGCAGTCAGCTTTGCATGTGTGTAAATCGTGCGGCGGAAGAAGTGCGGGCATACGAAGAATTCAAAGCCGATAAGGGAAACGCCCATCAAACCAAAGGAGATTGATGATGAAAAATTGCACTAATTGCGGATATTCAAAAGCTGATGATAATTTTGATGGTGAATTTGATTGCACCTATTCGGATTCCAACCCTGTTCCATTTGCTCATGTTAAATATAGTGTAGAAATGCGCGATCATGGACAAGACGGCATCATGATTGTTTCTTTTGATGATTGTGGTTGGCCTGAAAGAGGTTCTACTGAGTGCCAGACATGGAAACCAATAACTGGAGAAGAACAATGACCTGGACGATTATCAACCTGATTTTGCTGGCTGCGGTTTGCGTATTCTTTTTTCTATTTTGGAAAGACGGACAGAAGTCAGAGGCGTACGGCTGCTACACGTGGCTGATTCTTGCACTTGGGCTTGGCGTGATTGATGCTGTTTCTTGGGCGGCTCAACTCGCAGTGTTTCTCATCAACGTATAGGGAATCATCATGGCAATAGTATTCGATTCGATAAGCATCGTTGGCCTGCGCAAGGCCCATCTTCGTCAACTAGTCTCGTACATAGACCACTGTGAGCAGGAAGGTTGGTATAATGAACCTGAGAGCCATTTTAAAAGCCGTCATAAAGACTTGAAGGAATGGGCGAAACGAGCAGAAGAGTACGCATACAGTGAAGGCGTACGCATACCTAAAAAATAAAACTTTTGTGGAATCCCCCGGTTCCACCATCCCTGCGCCAAGAAGCCCCCAGCATTGTGCCGGGGGCTTCGTTTGTTTACATTCTACATCACTATTGCTCTAGGATAGCAAGTTCTATCCGTAATGTTTTTTTCTTATCCATGCGCACCCGGTTGTATTCATCAAGTGTTACTTGACCAGATTCGGCTAGGCCTTCGACCGATCTAGGGACGTATGAGTCAAGAGCTTCAAGTTCCATCTTGATTTCATTGATTCGGGATATGTCAAAACCTTTCGAGAATGTGCCATTAGAATACACATCACCAATGCTTACTTCTTCGGAGGTTTCAACAACTCCATCGCCTTCAATGGGGAATTCTGAAATACCAACAACTTTACCGTCTTCTATTGCTACAAACATTATTTTAACACTCCTATGACTTGGCGAACAGAGTCATTGCTGCCTCTGGATACCGTAAATTGTGTACTGCTGGTAGCCGTCACGGTTGCGCGAGATGACGCGTCAACGGAATAGAGGTCAACGACCCAATTAGTGGGGTGTGCTGCGATATGTTCTTGAGTGGCAATCCCGGCGCCAGATACATTCTGCGATACAGCGTCAGATGCACTTGAAACAACTTCAACACGCTCAAAATCTGCCCATGTTCTTCCGCCTGGGATAGTGTACGAGCCTGAGGTGTACGTCCCAAAAGCAAGGATAACAACACGACGGGCGGCGACAAGGTCATTACCCTTTTTAGGCGTCAGAGCTTTAGTATCATCTGTTCTGCCTTGAGCCTCTGCCGTGGTAGCTATCTCTATCAGACCCTCAGCAGATTCAGATGCAGAGGGTATGTCCGCATTAGTTGGTACTTCTGCCGGTGCCGTGCCTGTGTCCAAAACTGCAGCGGTTCCAAGACCTAAGTTTGTTCTAGCTACAGAGTTGGTTGTAGCTCCTGTTCCTCCTTGAGATATTGGAACCGGGATAGCTATAGAACCACTTTCTGTTACGTCTGTGTTTTGCAGATCAGTTCCTTCCGAGTTCCAAGCTAGGAATTTATCCGCCTCCGGTTCGGGTACGGTTACAGAAGAAGTTGAATCTATATCAAACTTTAGAGTTCTATCAGAATCTTCCCCTAAGCTTTGTGTTAACAAAGTAAGCTTGTCCAGAGCCTTTTCGTGTGACTCAGCTGGAAAAGGATCGTTTGGAACATAGTCTGTCTCTTGTGTCCTTGGAGGGTCATTCTTAATGGTTATAACAACTCCAAGCCCTGGAGCAGTCACAAAGGTAACGTTACCGCCTCCCTCTTCTCCTGCCCCAGAAACACTATAGTCTGAAACAATAGTCTGGATAACTCCATCAAGATAAACAGCAAGATCGCCATCGTCTAAAAAACGGTAGCTGGTTGCGTATACCGTCTGTGAATTGTTTCCAGAATAAACGACCTTGTTAATTGTACTCGGAATAGTCATTTAGAACCCCGCTATTTTGCTTGGTTGTTCAAGTTTCTTTTTTTCTACATTGGCCGCTAAGTCTGGGAACTCTTCTAGAACCTGATCCCTTGCTACAGCACGATATTTGTTTATTACGTTCTGGATATATTCGGCCTTTCCACCTTCTGGGCCGTCCGAATATATTTCATATATTTGACTATGGACAGACTTTCCAGAAACGACATCACTGAGAAAGTCCATGCACCCCATGTCATCGTGCTGAATCATTTCCAATTCATTACCAGCCAACTGTACATACCTCTCATATGCCTTCGGGAATCCGGTTAGATCAATACTAACTCCGTCAAAATTGGTTCTCTTTGATGGCATAGACACGTATTTTTCAAGTCTGTTGAGTTCTGTATCAATAGGATTTTTATTTTCTGCCTTGGAGTAGATAGGAGAAAGGACGTCGTACCAATCGCCTATGCCCGATTTGTAGGATATTTTTCTACCCCAAAGGTCTCGCCTAAACGGTAAATCCTTGGAAAGTCCAGGGGTGCGACGTCTAATACCGTCCATGATATCGGTTGCGGCCCTCATGTATGGATCTTCTATCCTTGTAACGACCCCAACAGATGCAGGGATAACACTTCCAACTGCCCTTTGCGCCCATGAGAGTGCTCGGCGGTCAGGGTTGGACATAGCTTCCATGAAGTCAGACAGGCCAGACATATACGTCTTGTTTGTAATGTTGTTACCAACAGCCATAATGCCAGCCAATACCATGCGGTCAACGCCTCTATCGCCCTGAGAGGACTCAACGTCACTTAGGATGTCCACCATGTCGGCGGCTAAACCCATAGTGCTACCGAGTGGGTCCATTCGCCGATAGGAATAATATCTATCACCTATCTTCATGCTGTAAGGCTGCCAGCCTTCTCGCTGTAATGTCTTTCTTTCTCTAAAGTCTTCCGGCCCTTTTCCTGTCAAATCTCCAGACATAGAAATGTCCGCCATGGCAAGCATAATCATGGAACCAGATGAAACCCTAGCAAGAGCTAGGTCCGCTCGAGCTCCGCCCGCACCGATGTCTTCTCTGAATTGCTTCATCATCGGGGCAAGCGGCGTGCGTTCAAAGGTGTATTTCATAATGTTTGCAGGGGTGTTCCTGAACGGCATAAGGAATTTCCCTACAACTGGAATCCTCTGAAACTTTTCCATGGTCTTAGAAACTGGCCCTTCAAGTCTTTGCGTAAAAGTCTGATAACTGGCTGCGTCGGCTGCCGCCAGCCTTAGAGACTCGTCTGGATTAGCCAGTATTTCGCCCACACTGTCCTTGAACTGACTTTCTGGTATAATACCTGCGTTCACTTTTTGCGTTGCCTTACGTGTGGCCTGCGCGTTTAATTCCATGCGGTAGCCAATTGACTTGAAGAACTCATCCGATGCGCCCAAAGCTCTGCCGGGTGCCTGAGTCACGAAGTCCACAAAATCAAGACCACGCCCAAGCATGGTGTCTTGTGATGTCCCAAGGGTTTCGGCTGACAATGCTCCGGTTCTGCCCAACTCTACCTTACCAATTCCGAAACCGGTTTCTCCCGTTGCTACGGATCGTAGAACACCCCCAAACTCTTCTCCCTGACCAGCAAAAGCAGCTCTAGCCCCGCCCATATCACCACTTGCGACCATTCTGGTAGCTGTTCCGATTACTTCGCGCCCCTTCTTTGTGACCTTCAAGGCTTCTTTTACGCCCTGAATCATTCCAACTGCCTGGGAAACTACTTCACCGTCAACAACACCCTCGCCGCCGTAAAATCCTCGCAGAAGATTCGCGATCTTGCGTTCATACATCTGTTGGCCAATAACAGCCGTATTAGACATAAAGTTGACCATATGAGTTTGTGGGCTGGATAATAGGCCATTAATCCAAACTTGTGCCACGGCATCCTTTGTCTTGGCCCACCGACCAGCAGTCAAAGAATCCATTAAGGCAACGTCTCCACTCTTGGCAGCGATAGCGACACGCTCGGCTAACTGTTGTGCGACTTCTGCACCGCCACCGCTGTCAACGGCTGCCTGTACTGCTCTAAAGCGCTCTACATCACCAACGCCTTCAGCCGGGATCCGCCACTGAGACAAAGCCCTCGCGGTTTCTGTCCTAACGGCTATAGCTTCCTGCTGAACCATGTGATGCAATTCCAGCTGTCTGCGGAAGGCAAAAAGGTTTCCTTCGCTCGGCTCTTTCGCTGCTAGTGTGGCCGTGTCTGCGAGTCGTTCACCAGATTTTACCCAAAGCTGACGAACAGCAAGAGTTTCTTCTGCGTTAAGTGGCTCTCCTTTTCTGCGTCCGGAAAGAATGTCCCAAGCATCCAGCTGCTCTGCGTTGAGTTTGGTTTCTTCAAAAGTCATTACGCCCCGGCGGGCCTTCTGAATATCCTTCTCACCGCTCTTGACCATTTTCCCTATTACGTCCTTAACGTCATCCTGGGAATTGATACGAGAGAAATTCACTTTTACAGAGGCAGGGCGTTTTTTTGTGCCCATGTCGAAAGTTGCTGCTTCGGCTTCTGGATCTCCACCCATCTGATTGAATAGATCTTCTTTTTCTACGGCCTTCAATTCTTCAGGTGAGAGTTGTTTTGCCGCTACACCGAGCTCAGACTGAGCTTGCTTCTTTGCCATGCGAGCAGCTCTGAGAGTCTTCACGCCCTTTGCAAAGCCCTCTACAGCCAAACCCAAGCCAAGGCCTTCAATGGCATTCTTGAAGCGGCCCTCGGCCTTGCCGTCCTCTGGGGATGCTGCAAGATATTCTGTAACTGGATTTTGAAGTCCGGGGTATTGCTCGATAAGGTTGGATAGACGTTCCTCATGAGGGTCAAATACGGCGAAATCAGACATAGCGCCAGCCACAGCCGCACGGCTCAACTGTACACCCTTTGTCGCCCCCTGAAGGACCTTCATACCTTTGAGGACTTTACCAGCTCCAACAAAACCGGCCACGAACTGCGAAACATCACGCACCATGCCACCGGTAACGCTCTCGGATTCCGCTGTAGTGGGGATAGCTTCACCTATCACGCTACGCTCCGGCGCTCCTGGCTCGAACCCTTCCGCCGTTATCTGCCCAAGGTCGGCAACGTTTTCGTTGAGCCATTCTCCCAAATCGTTAATGGACTCAAAAGTCTCTTTCGCTGCATCTGCGACACCGCCAACAATCTGCAGAGGAGCCTCAACTATACCACGGCCAATATCGGCCATAACACCGCGCTCTTCGCCTTCTTTTGGCTGCTCTACGGACTCCGTTGTTTCTTCTTGTGAAACGTCTTCAACTGCCTTTCCTGCACCCGCCTGTTGTTTTGCCATCCGGCGCTCTTGCACACGTTGCAAAAGGGCATTTCCTGCCGCTTGCTGCTTCAAGTCTTCACGCTGGTTGACGTATGAAGGACCAAGGTCTTGAGAAATCTGTTCGTCTGTCAATATGATGTTATCATTCGGCATTTGCGCCCCTTTCCCTCATCACTTCTTGTCGTTTTATTACAGCTTCACGCCACCTAGAAAGCAACTCAGACTGACGCTTAAACTCCGGCTCGGCTATACCTTGATTAAAAAAAGAGTCCGCTAGGTTGTCCTCTGCCGTGTCTATGTCCTCAATAGTAACCTTTGAACGGCTGCCTATGCCAACAGGGAGTTCCATGGTAAGCATACTTTCTGATGTGTCAGTCAAAACGAACCTACTTGATATTTGTTGATACGCCTTCCTACTCTGTTCGTTTGTTGCATTAGGGTTATCTCTGGCCCATCTGTTCCACTCAAGAAGCGCGTTTGCTTGTCTCTGCGGTGCGGCCGGGTCAGGATTCATATCTGAGACGCGAAGCATAGACTTGATGTGGTCAGCCCCTTCTTTTGCCATGGCCGTGTCAAACGTCATTTTTCCTGAGAGATACGTTTCATAGGTCCTTGTGGAGATGTTCCCGCTTGCGTACTGGGCTCTAGCAGTAGAAAACAGTTCTTCCTGCTTGCCTTCTGATGCAAGCTTGTTGAGATTGTTTACCACCGATGAATTGTCAATATCACCACTGGGGGCAAGACGGCCAACAGCTCGACCAAAATAGAGAGAATCAGCCGGGGCCATGACTTCCGAATTCGCGTCATACCACTGAGGCGTCAACTGGCCCGCATCTTTAAGCTCAAATCCTTTAGACATGACAGAGTTTTGCCGATCTTGTTCCGCTTTCTTTCGGCGTTCCTCTGCAATCTTTTCGGCTGTGTTCTGACGCTGGAAATTCTTCCACTGATCATTTGAAAATTGTTCAGCTGCGGCCCTCTGCTGGACTTCACTTAATCCAGATTTGTGCATATTGCGGATGGCTGCTTCCGGGTTCTGTGCATACTCAAACTTGAAAGCACTCATGTTGATGGCATCTGCCTCTCTGTTGAGACGAAACTGGGCCTCTGCCGGTAGTGCTATCCCAGAATTCACAGACTCAACGCTATTGGCGGCGGCCTGCTCTAAAGCAGACTCACGACTTCCACCATTCTCGGCGAATTTAGCAATCTGCTGATAGCGAAGATTAACAGTAGCCGTGGCCGCGTCCTTCAACTGATTGCGCTCATACCCTGCAACCCCTGACCAAGCTTCAAGACGGCTCTCGTCTGACCAACTGGTGAAAGCGTCCTTGACCCTGCTTGAACCTGTCTGGTCAGCTATTTGAGCAGCTTTGTTTCTATAATCATCAGAAAACTTTTTAGCTGCCCCTTCTGCTTCGTAGCCCTTGAGGGAATTGATTCTATTTATCTCAGAATTAGCCCATTCACTAAGTTCAAACTGAGATTTTGTCATGGTTGCACTGTCTCTTTCATCGCGCCACTTGTTTGCAATTTGACCAGCCACGGAACCAGCTTGTTGAACAGCGCGGCCAATGGCTCCCGCCGCCCCGACGTCACCGCGAACGGATGGAGCTCTTGTTCTTTGATCCTGTTGAGGTATAAATACCATTACGACCTCGCGCTTGATGCTGAAGAAAGAATAGAAGTTCCGGCCCTCATTAGACCTGCCGACCTCTGCCCGCTAATGGTAAAATCACTGATACGTTGCTCGGCTTCTCCACCGTACTCTGTCATCAAAGCTTGAAGCTCACCTTGTGCAGCCGTTTCAGATACAAATTCAAGAGGAGTTCCGGTTTCTACTTGCACGCCGGACGCCCCATATGCCGCCCTCTGACGAGACATAAGTTTAGACGTTTCGATACGCTGTTGTCGTGCATCAAATTCGGCCTGTCTCATCTTCAATGCTGTGTTCAGTTCTTCCATGCCAGTTGTCTCGCGTGTTTCACTCAACACACCAGCCCCTTGGACCAGTCCCGAAACCATCTGCAACCAAGCCATATTACACCCCGCTGTCTACTAGGATAGACCGGCCTGTGCCTTGTCTTTTTTCTGCGCTTACGCTTTCCAGCATCTGCCGGCGCTCAAGCTTTCTAGCATCACCGATCTTGCCAGGGTCAAAAATTTGTGCTCCGGCATCACCAAAAACAGTTTTATCGGACAAGCCAAGCTCGGAAGCATACAGCCCGCCAGGATCGTTAAGAGTCCTAAAGGTTTGAGAAATGAAATTGTTTTTCCCTAAGTAGAGTGCCGGGTCAATTGATGCGCCCATGGTTCAACCTCGCGTAAATGTGTCTATCAAGGGCGTTGTGGAAACAACTCCTCATAGTGCCCTCTCGTTCAAAACCAAGTCTCTCAACGAACTTTGCACTTGTTTCGTTATCAACAAGCACAGTTGTTTGAGCTCTGATTATGTCTAATTCTTCAAACGCCTTTTCTAATTCTTGTTTCACTTTCTTATAAAATGACTTTTGATATTTAAAAATATGATCGCTTGTTTGTATCCATGCTGATGCCTGTTTAAATTCATCTACAAGAATACCCATTGTCGCGACAATTGTATCACCTACTACCATAGTAATAGCTACCTGAGATTGCTCCCATATCCTCGCCATCGTCCAGAGGCTAAGCCCTGACAAGTCTTTTTTCTCAAGTTCACGCAACTCAATTGAAATACCATCAACGGCCGTGTATCGGCGAAATTCTGCTTTACCTGTTAACTGTGACATATGACACCATCATTAAAACGGTTAATGGAAGAGGCTGCGATTGTTTTACATAAACAAATCTATCTCTATTCCATCCTTGTGGGAACAGTACATCTTTTGTACCGGTAAATAAAGCCGGGGCTTCGTCCATGGGGTCTGAGCTGTCTCTAAAGGGTATCCTGTCTAGTTTATCAAGCCTGCCTCCGAACTCTGCGCCAAGTGTTTTATAGAATCTTATTGCGACTCTTGATATACGAGATTTCTTAGTTTGTGAGATGCCACCAGGTGAGCCGCCTTCCAACCTCATTGGTGAGACTATTGAATCATACATGAACCCAGCGCACAAAATAGATGCCTCCAGGTCTAAGACGATCTCTCCGCTACCGTTGACTGTTACGTCTGGATGTGTGGCACCATCGGCAAGGACAGAAACGGACTCACCTATCAAGTGATCAAAACCACTAAATGTATCAGTAGGAGACACCTCATCAACAACTTTGAAAGAATCAAGGAACGTGCATGATGTTGTGTTTGTTGTGGTGGACTCAAAGCGTGGCGCCAATCTTTCTATATACCTTACGTCGCTTCCGTCTATATTCCTCTTAACAATGACCCAGACTTCAGAGTCACTTGCACCGGGGATGGTTGCAACCGATTCAAAGATTCCTTCTGTCGTATGACGATGCATAGCAACAACGCCTTCTTCTCTTTGGTAGGTCATGCCAACAAGAACGCCATCGTCCCTAATCATCCAAAAGATTGAATCAGGACGCTTTGCATAGGCAATCTCTATGAACATCCCGTCTCTTCCCAAATGTTCGGCCAGCAAGGTCATGTCCGGACTCTGATAACCATCCTGGTCGAACAGGTACGCGAACTCTCGCACCTTACGGCCACCACGTTCAATATAAATGATGGCAGAAGAAACCAATATAGCTAAAACGTTTGTACTTCCAAGTGTTGACTGTCTCTGTGCTTGGATATTGTCCGGTGTAATGGACTGCCCCACATTCGTACCGCCAACCGTCCACTCTCCGCCCGCTGTTCCGACTGAAAGTAAACGGCCTGAAACCATCCAACGAATGGCGTTAACCTGATCGGAATCAAGAGTTATAGTTATGGGGCTGTCTGCGTCCGTTCCGGCTGTAAAGACTCTAAAATCTGCCGTTTTAGACATCCAAATAGTTTGCGGTTCGTTTGGTGTTCCTGCGTAGCAAAGACGCTGCTGGAAGAATGTAACGGTGCTGGGGTAGTTGGTTCCTGTCCACACGCTAGGTGGATTAGTGAAAGAAGTTGCCGCATATGTCCAAGTTGTTGCACCAGTTCTAGATATCTCTGCAGGGGCATGGTTTGGATGCACTACAAAAAGTATATCTGCAGATTGTGTAAACTGAATATCAAAGAGTTCACTTTCAAGGTATGGCGTGGTCAACTCAACTGGGCTGCCGCCGCTCTCTAGAATCTCTCCATTCAGATAAATGCGTACATACGTTTCTCCAAACTCAAGGACATAAGCTTGCTCTACAGAAAACTCAAAGGGGATTAGGCGGGTGGCTTTGGTGCTGTCTTTTACTTCATTGATGAACTCAAAACCTGGACGCTTCTCAGCACCACCAAGGGGAAACACGGTCATGTTTTCAAGGGTAGAGCAGGCGTTAAAATATTTGTCCATGTCAACACGCCCATCAAAGCGTGGAGACACTTCACCAGCCGTGAAATTGGTAACTGCTATTGTGCTACTCGCCATTTGTATGACGCTCCAGTATGTAGTTGTAGTATGCTGAAACGCTAGTCGAAGCTAGGCCGGCAATAGCCATTATTTTTATATCCGACTTCTCTGGAAACTTCCTATAAAAGTCGAATGAAACCCCGCTTGATCTCAATTCGATATCACCAACTTTGCGGAAAAACGGTGTATCTTCTGGCTCTTGATGAAAGAAAGCAATTCTACAGACTTTATCTGCTCCGACTGTCCACAGTCCAGCTGTTATGTGTACATCGTTACCGGCTGGCACTGTCGCCCACGCGCAATTGCTTTGGTTGTCTCCGATTGCTTGAACAAGTAGCTTGTCTGAATCTGTTGTGGGCACTCCTAGCAAGGTGGTTGCACCATCAAGAGACACCCAGATATCTCCAGCGTTTGACCCCAAAGACCCCACAGCTTCAGAGCGCATAGAATTTACACGCAAATACTCAAGGGAACTTGTAACAGGCGTAATGCCACTTAATTCTATCTCTTCAGAAATAATGTTATAGTCAGAATCAAGGCCTTCTACATGAACGGCTTGAACACCTGTACCAGCGGAGTTGTCTACGGCCTCCGTGCTTGATACCTGTATCAATCCAGCTTCACTAGGAAAAACGATATCCCATGGTCTAGGAGATAGCGCAACTTCGGTTGTTCCTACTTCTTCGCTGTATCCGAACCATGAGCCAGATTGCCAACCTGACAAAATGTTCATCCCAGCCTTTCGGAAAAATTCAGGCGGTGTGTTGTGATAAGTCATATTTTCCCCTTACTCCGGGACTACAAAGCCACGGCTGTCTATAGTAGAAAATCCTCTGGAATGAGCTCGTACCCATCTAGTGGGCCGCTGTAGTGGGGGTGTGCCTTCCTGTGAATCAACGCCACGAGCACGGCTTAGAGTGTTTAGATATTTTTGATACAATGCCTCGGCCCTAGAAGAACTTTCCGTCACTGCATACGCCAAGCTATAGGCCAAGTAAGAGCTTAAAGCCTCTCTGAGCATCCCATCATACTGCTGAGGATCTTCTATGTCAGCAATATACTGGATCGCAACATCGGACTCGTTTGAAAGTAGCCTACGTCCCTGGATTGCGTGATCCTTCTCCCCTTCCGTGGTGATGACCCTCAAGCAGTCCGTAGGCAATTGGTATGCATATTGCCAATTAAAGACCGGTTCATCAACCAACAACGCTAAAGTCGCCTGCTTTGTGCATGCGTTCCATGGATAATCTCTAATAACAGTTTGCCGCGCCTCGTCATAAAGCACGTTGCACTTACGGGCTTCCTCGCTATCCTCGCCCAACTCCATGATGGTATCAGCGCCAAGGATGACTAATGCCCGGTTGCATATATCTACCTTACTAGCCATATATCCCCCACTCTTTTGAAATGTATGTTTGTGCCGCTGACATGCTTCTAATTCTGTCACCTATTTGGCTCTTATAATGCCTCCAGCGCCCCTGAAAAGGCTTATACTTGCCATCCAAGTGTACCCCAGCGGTGACAACAAGGCTAGAACCCATAACAAGCGCTACAAGGACTGCCAACAAGGAGGAAGATCCGCCTTGCGTTGCGATGGGGAAAGCAACATCTACTTCGTCACTGACCCTATCTGAAATTTTTATCATATCCGATTCAGCATGGAAAAATACTTCTGGGTGGACTGTTACCCAGAAATTGCCGTCTATGACCTCCGCGGCACGATTAACGCAAAACACGGGGGCATTGCCTAGAAGAGTTTGGGCTTCTTCGAATTCCTGCAAAAAGCCCTTAGCCGTACCCACAACAATACAAGGCCCGGACATGCTTAATTGAGGCAGGGGAACAAAATCCCCCACCTCAATGTTATTTATGGTTCTAGGTGCCGTTAACAACGGTCACGGTTCCCGCGGTGTTGGTTGCGACCAAAAGATCGATAGCGGCAGCGCCAAGCGCTCCAGTGGTCGCGATGATCACATCGCCTGTGTCCAGGTTGTAATCATCTACCGCCGTATCGAAGTAGCCAGAGGCCACAACGGTCGAGATCAAATCAGTAGTCTTGTAGTGAAAACACTGCTGTCCGGGGTATGCACCGGAGGTCAGCCGCATCACAGTGGAATCATAAGCCATGGTTCACTTCCTTTATTTTTTAAGTTTCTTGAGGGACTTCAACGTGCGGGACTCTGCGCCCTCGCCGAATTTAGCTTCCTCTTCTGCGATCAGGATATCAATCAAAGCGTCGATCCTGTCCACTCTTGGTTTTCGTTCTTTCTTTTCAGGCATAACGTTCACCCCTAGGAAATAGCCGCGTCATCATCACAAGCGATCTTGACACAACCTTCGTCCTCGATAAGGACAGAGCCGCCGGAGAACTTGTGTTTGATGAGATAGGAATCCTTCTCAGTGACCCATGCGGCTTCAAGAGTGACGCCCTTGCCTTCTGCCCAACCGGCTGCCTGCTGATGCCACATGAAGCACTGTCGCGTTCCGGTAGCGATTGGCAGCAAGGTGGACATGAAGAAGATAGTTCCCAGCCACACCTTGGATTCAACGCCGGTCATCCATGGATACATGTTGCAAGCGTAGTCGGAGGATACAAACTCTTTGATATTCAAGAGTTCGTTCCACTGATGAGGGCCAACAGCACAAAAGCGATTGCCTGCAGGAACATCGTACTGGTTCAACTGCTCAAAGCCCTGAAGTACCTTGGCCTTGGTCATGCCTGCCGAGCCTTCGGCCACGGTGTTTGTGGATGTGTTCATCTGTGTAAAGATGAGATTGTCAATCTTGCGATTAACGGCACCAGCACCGGCCATTGCCAACGCTTTCCGCTCATCAATATTGGTCTTGAGGAGGTCCAGGTCATCGGCGTAGTCGGCTGCGAACCAATCTTCCAGGGTCGCGTCTTCATAGGTGTGGTCAACGTTCATGATCGGCACGTTACCGTGGCGAGTCTTCTTGCCGGCTTCACCCTTCGCGACCTTCTGGAAACGAGCTGTGGAACCAATAATACCAGTCTGCAATCGAACTTTGTTGCGGACCTTGGTAATCATCTGCTGATATTGCGCCTTGAAATCAGGGAGATATTCTTTGATAAAGGCTTCTGTGATACTGAGGGACATAAAATCCTTCCTTTAGTTTGAAAACGATCTCGCCTCTTGGTTCTCCTTTCGGGCCATTTGGCAAGTTTAATATGTATCGGCGATTGTCCTAGAGGTTATCCAACAACACGCTGGGCCTCGTCTCGGGTCGCCTAGAAGGAGGGGATGACGACCGATGCGCCACCATCTCCATCTGATTTCACTTCCATCATAGCGGCCAATTCTCCGGCACGCTTGGACTTAACAGGGTCATTCCTGAAATTTGGGTCGGTCGTGATCTGGGACAATTCGCGGCTGGCCTGCTCTCGGGATACTGCTTGGCTGAACTGGTTGCCGTTATGCATAGAGTCCTCGGATACTGCACGGCCAGCCAACTCAGCCAATTTGAGAACTGCCTGGTTGTTTCCAAGGCCAGCTTCTTCCAATGCTTCCATGACTCCGGCAGCCTTGGCACCACGTTGTGCCGTGGCCACGTTCTTGTCATAATCTGCGCCCCATTCACCCTTTAGGGCCTTCTCAGAATCGGCACGGTTTTCAACAAGAGCTTCTTGAAAGTTCTCCATCTTGCCGCCCGTCCACTCCATGTAGGCATCAAGCAGCTTCTGCCCCTGTTCAGGCATCAATCCAGCTTCATGGAACATATTGGTAATAGCCTCGGTGTCGCCTTCCTGGAACCATTTAGCGTTTTCCTCATTCAGCTGGAAACGGTAATCGCCAGCTTCGTCAGGACGGCCAAGGTCCTTATAGAATGCATCCCAATCTTCTGCCGTGGCATCTTCTCCGGGTCGGTTGATGCCTTCCGACTTCTTACCAACCAATGACGCCATATTGTCGACGCCCTTGTAAAATTCATCAGCGCTCTCATACTTGGAAGCCCAAGAGGATTCACGGTATTCTTCGGGAAGAGACTCGCGCCAATTCTCAGTACCGCCGTCGCTTTCACATCCACCCTCGAAAGAGATGGGGCTAGTAACTTCGGCGTTTCCGCTTGCCTCACCAGAGACTTCGGGGCCAGATTCAACAACGGTTCCTTCTTCGCTCATTACTTTCCTACCTTTTGAATAAGTTTATCGACATCCATTTGTTCAATGATATAGCAGAGAGCAGAACGTCCGCCCTCATTGCATGCAGCCCTATAAGGATTATCGTTAAATACGGTCTTATCGTATCCTAGGCGCGCTTTGAGGTCTTCCATGACCTTTAGGCCGTCTTCGCTGTTGAAAAGGCGCTTGTAGGCCTTCCTTAAAGCCATCTGTCGCTTGTATTCGCTACTCATCGAGCAGACCATCCTTTTTAGCTTGCCCAGCCACTGAAATAGTTTTTTCCGCAAGGGCTGCCTCCGTCATTGCTTGTTTTTCCTGTTGCTGCCGTGCTCGGCTATTGTCTCTGTCTTCAACCGAACGAAGATACTTAGCCGGATATCCAAATATCTGCTGGCTATCTCGTACAATCTCGTCAGGGTCGAAGTTGTCAAAAACGTTTGGAGCTGCGCCAAGGACCGGACTCACAAAGCTAACAGCGCTCAAGAAGGCTTGCGCTTCCGCCTGCTTCTGTACGCTTGAAATAGGGTTCTTATACTCAACTGCAAGCTCTTTACCCTGCAATTCTTCCGGAGCTTCTTCGATAACCCCAGCTCTAAGAAGAATTCCAAAAACTCTGTTGATAAAAGGAGAAAGGAATTCAATTTGCAAACGTCCAAGGACCGGCCCAAGAACGCGCATCTTTTCTGCCTGCACGGCAAGTACCTGTGTGACCGTCGCGTTTGGGTTCTCGAAAGTTTCTAACTGAGGGTTGAGGAACATCCCGCGAATCTGACCGGCCCGCCATTCGATCATAGATTGGACGGCTGGTAAGTCGGCGTTGACTGGTAATGGTCGAATCATGTCGCCACTAGAACCTGGTATTGCAGATCTGTAATAGCTAATGCCGCCACTTCCTGAGTTGATCGGACCGAGAAATCCGTCGTCCGGGGCAATCAGTGGCGGATCTGCCATCTTCTCCGCTGCCATCATAGCCGTAAGAGCCATAGAGTTGAGAGAACGGATATATGGCAACGCTGCGGTTCCAGGGCCACGGCCTAGCAATTCACCAGCCGACTTAGACCAACGAGCGATATTATATGGTTGCTCATCATATCCGCTCTCACTCAAGAGGTGCTTGTTTTCAACGTCAACCCAATACGAGGCAAAAGGCTTCTCTTTACCCGTCTTCGCACCAGGCAGTCGGCTTGCGTCCTCTCTTGGGACCACGGCATGCATGATCTCGGCCATGGTGTCAGGAGACTCTTTCAACAGTCGCTTCATCGAGTCGTGTAGGTTCTCTTCTCCCCACTCCTGTGCCACTTGTCGGTATGTCATCTGCTGGGTACGCCAAACAGAGTCCACGACACCTCGGTAGTTCTCGGCGAACATCACATTGGCGATAGAAAAAGTCTTCACATAAAGATAATCATCAGGCCGTCCGTCTTCTTTTGTCGGCTCAGAATACATGCAGCCTGTTCCGAATGCTGAGATATCAAGGTAGAACTCATGCACCTGCGGAACGAAGCCAGAGGCATCAGAGTTGAGCACGGACATGATCGTCTTGACTGCCTTGTCCATCCACTTCTTTGCATCCTCGGACAGGTCTTCCCCATCGCGAAGCCTAGTAAACTGTATCCATGCCTGGGCCGGGTTAGTCATCAACCCATGGAGGCCAGACGCCAAAAGATTAAGGGCATCGACTGCAGTGGAGTCGTACAGTTCAATATTGCGTTCTTCACCAGCTGCCCACACACGATTGAACTCGGCCTTCCTCGGCAAGAGATATTCGCTTATCTCCTGATTAAGGTTATCCCAGTTACCGCGCCCGGACTTAATGGAGTCGCGTTGCTCTATGAGAAGATCAACTTTAGACTGTGCCATCTATCCCCCCAAGGTGGACGCGCTTCCAGCTTCTACGCCTGCGCCACCTGTCAGAATGGTGGACGATCTGCCTTGCCTTAAAGCTGCCCGTCTGCGCTCGGTTTCGCGTGCTGCCTCGACCTCTGCGCTGTCTTCGCTTGGCATGCCTACAGTTGATGCCGACTTATCACCAAAACCAGGAACAACAGGACCTAAGACCTTACTTACTGCTGAACTCATATTAATATCTCCCTGCTCTGGAATTAACAGTGTGGCCCCTCAACGGGGAGTTATGCCTTACAGGCTGCCTGAATCCTACGGCTGCATATCTCATGGCGTCCGCTCCGTGAGAGGTCCAATCGTGCAACGGCTTGTCTTTAAATGTTCCCATCTTCTCATCCCATTCTCTTTGATAACTCCAAAGACATTCAAGGCCTTCTTTGCATTTGTTTCTATCAAAATATGATGTCTTCAAAACTCCACGAACTGCGTCTATACCGTCTTGAACCCCGATATTAGGACAAACTTCAAATCTAATGCCTAACTTTATACCAACCTCAAGGCGGCTTTTACCACTTCCAAACTCACGTACCTTGATATCATGAGGCCCGATGTGCTTGCCGTAGTCATATCCCTTGCTATGAAGTACCTCGGCATAATGCGGCAAACCCTGCCCGCTGTTCTCGTAGTAATCAATGAAGCGCCACTCAGGTTGACCGTGAACAGTCGGAAGAACCTGAAAGAACCAAATGGCCGTCGAGTCTGACACGCCCAAGTCCCATGCTGTATTTACAAGCAACTCAGGTTCATATCCGACCGGGCCTATGCGGTCCTTGTCATCAGCAATAGAAAGCAGCCTAGCGTAGTATGCGCCCTTGGCAATGCGAATGGGTTCGCCTTCCCAGATGTGACGCCACTTGTCGGGATCTTCTCGCTTGCATGTCTCCATCTCTTCTTTGAGGACATCGGGAAACCATGGGTTATCGCGCCATGAAACCTTTTTGACCAACGAGCGAGGAGGCGGAGTATTCACCACAAATCTGTTGTAAACGTATCCATTAACCCTATCCGGGTTGAAGCTGAACCAAATCTCAGAATCATCCTGGCGCAGAGTAGGAATTAAAACGTCATAGCTGCGTTCTGAAATCGTTTCGGCCTCTTCGATCCAGCACTTTGTCAATCCCTCGAATGATTTAATCTTCTCAGGATTAGACCTAAGTCCACCAAAGATGAACAGGCTGTTTGTTGTCGGGCAACGAATCTCGGCATCGGTGGAGATAAACAAATGTCTCAAGCCTAATGCTTCTATCCTATCGTCAAGCAGGCGTTTCACAGAGTCCTTGATGGAGTTCTGCACCTCGCGAGCACATAAAATGCGTTCATGGCCCATTGCTGCCATAATTATAAGAGCATCAGCATACGCCCACGACTTGGCCCCACCTCGACCACCATAGAAGACTTTATAGCGGTATGGCTGGAAGAGCCCCTCGAAGGCTTCTGCTATGTTAGCCTTGAGTTCCATCTATTGAGACTCCAAATTAATATTGTCCATGTCTAACATGTGTATGTCTACTAAAATAACGTCTATCGAATCTATTGAAGGTGTCGGCCCTACTGGCAAGTCTGATGCCGTGGAAAGGGACGCCGTGAAATTCCCGTCACCATGAGTAGACAACAATGCCGAAGCAAGATTGCTCGCAGATAACGTAGCGTTTGCGAGGATGTCCCCAGAATCAGGGACTTCCCAAGTCTCATGTGTGGCCGATAGCTGAGATCGACTTGCCCAATAGTTCTTTGCTATGGCTCCGTCTGTAGCCGTTGAGGTGTCTTTGCTAAGAGAACAACCCGGAATCACTTTGTAGTTGTCGTAAAAGTCTTCACTTACCAATGTTCCGGGAATAGTCTGAGCAGTGTTGTTGGTGTAAATCAAAGAGTTGCCGGATCTTGGTATCATATCCCCAAAACCATGCTGGTCAAAAAGTACATCGGGTGCTACAAGGTCAGCCACGATAGCGGCCTTGGCAGATTCAACACAGCTTACAAATTCCGTCTCCCAACATCTGTTGGCGTCGTAGGTATCCTCGAAATCCCAGCCCTCGGAATTATACGAATATCTTGGCCTACCAGTCTGACGAGAAGCGATTGACAGCGCTGGGTAAAAGTAAAAAGTGAACTTCTCTCTCAAGGACGCCGCTGTGACATCGGACGAGAGAAGAAAGTCAATCAGCGCCAAGTGAGCGTGATCACCCGCGTCCTCGGAAGGGTGCTGGCCAGTAATCACGGCGCAGGTGATCGGGTTGTCCTTTGCGCCGAACCTAAAAGCATATCGCGGTTCAGGAGGCAGTAATTGATCTGTCCCAATATAATCGCGCACAAACGGGGAGTATCCATAAATGTAATCAGAGCCGCCCGAATCCGTGGGGTATACGTCGTCCCTGGATATCATCTCAGCAATTTTCGCGTTGATGTACCTCATGGTGGTCATCGGCTTAATCGAAATATAGATTGAGTCTGTTCCAGCCGGGAAGGTCGTTCCGCTACCTGTCACGGTATTGGCGGTGTTGTTTCCTATAGTGGAAGTAAAAGCCGTCCATGAGGTTGGATTATCCGGGGTGGTGGTCCACAACAGATCGTAGACAGCCGCCCACGCCTCTGGCGTCCCATTATAAATGGTGTCCCAATCAATAACAACGCTCGGCGTCTTTCCGCCAACTTTGTCTATACGCCCATAGGCTGAGATATTTCCACGAGCCGGAGATGCAACGTGAACAGAACCAATCGTAATAGTCGGTGTTAGAGTAGCAGCATCGACAACGCCGGAAGTTCCGGAGTCTACGTAACTACCAGAAAGTGGATTAATTAAAGTTGTTTCAGTTGCGGGTGCTACTGTTCCAACTTCTTCAGTGCCATATGTCTGACCATCGACAGTTAAGTCACAAGTGACGTCCGTGGATTCGACGATTTCTGGAATAACAACACGAGGGCCGTCAGTCGAAAACGGAACGCCGTTGCGCTTCCAATCATACTCAACAACGCCATGTATTGCCAGCGGGTAGGCGTAGGCTTCAACGTCTGCGCCGTCAGCCACCTCAGTGGATTCAAGAGCGGAGAAACTCGCGCCCTCGTAACCGTCAGGCATTGGCGCAAGGTCGCCTTCTGTGCCAACAGCAAAATATTGTAGTTTTAGCGTGCCGGAGTAAAAATAAAAACCGCATGCGCCAGCAGACCAATAGATTGATTCAGCTTTGTGTCCCCAATCTGTAGGCTCTTTGGTCCCTACTAGCCATGCCTTGAAGCGATAGTATCTTGCACCTTCTCCTTGGAAGCGAACAAAGTAGCGTCCACTCGGGGCAGTCTGAGAGCCGTTGCTTGTATATCTTGCCGACCCATTATCATACCCAAAGACTTCAAGCGTTCCGTCATTCTGGATACGCCCTATAGCTCCATCCTCTCCTGAGCTATTTCCAGCCATTCGGCCACAAGGACCGGCAACGAAAGAGTCTGAATCCTCATACATCATAAGAATATCAAAATCAGCTACGGCATCACCGGTGGCGTTGAGCTTGATGCCTACACGCTGAGACGGGCCGACAATTTCTACTTTCTTGCCCCAGGGAGCGGAGGCGTCAGTGACGATACTGGTAGTGCCCGGGGTGTGCCAGAGCGATGTCCAGTTGTCCCAGAAGTCGGATGCGTCACTATACGCTGAGAAGTCTTCTACATAATGTGCCATCTAGAATCCCTTCCTCTCACCGTTGAATATCTCATAACGCTTGATGGCCTGAGAAATGCACCAATGGACAGACTTGTCCGGGTTGTCTTTAGCTACCCTATTAAAGTGCATTAGATGTTTGTCTTCAAGCTTCGGCATGTTCGTCTATCCTATCTATCCATAGAGTCCAAGATGGCCGTAAACTTAGCCCCAGCATCGAGTGTGGAGGGCGTAAATTTAACCTTTGAGAATTTACCGGATATCGTACCAGGAACAGGCGTCTTGCAATCAATAGAGGTAGCCAACGTCTGGTACTCGGACGCGCCAAACGGTACGACCGCTATCGCCACGGTTCCGCCGGTCGCTGCGCCGGTGGTAATCTCAATAGACACAAGGAACTCAGATGGCCCACGGTCGCCAACCTCAAACTCTACAGCTGTCGCGTTGTCTACGCTTTCCTCGATAAATGGGTAGTAGCTCATTCCTTGTTGTCCTCCACCTTAACGAAATTTACCGTCAAACTGGCCTTAACCGGCCCGCCGTCCTCGCCCATGTGTTCCAGCTTCATGCGGTCGCTGTACTTCTTCGGCCTGAGCTTGCCCGCTACCCACTTGCGGGCGTCTATACGAACCTTGGCCTTCTGTGGATCCTTCTCGTTGTCAGCGATATCAACAATCTGTTCAGCGTATGCATCTGCCTGCTTTCGACGCGCACGCGCATACTGGTCATCGAATCCAATATACTTATCTTTCTGAGTTAGCCAATTGAGGACTGTTCCCCTAGCCGGCATGTGCGAGTCTGCACAAATAGTATAAAGCGACTGCCCGTCGGCAATGCGCTTGCATATCTCATCTGCTATTTTCTGAGTGAACTTCATTCTTGCCATAATCGTCACCTATCGATAACCCATCGTCACCATAAAACGACCCGTAGCATTTATCAGGAGTACCAACCATAAACCGTACCTTTAACCTCTTGGGTCGCTGCCTGGTCGTCGTCACCTTTGATGCCTGCGCTTGGCTTGCATCGTTGCAGCGTTTTAACTGGTTCCTGTTTATCGACTTCACCCCGGATATTTAAGCCACCATGCTTGGTCCGAGTTCACATCAAGGCCGGGTCAGCCCGCTTATCAAAAAAAGTGTTATTACTTTCCGCCATCGCACAAGATGGAACTAGGAACCTTAAGCGGCTTTTTCTTTTTCGGCTTCGGCATGGTTACTGGTTTTTTGGGTTTCTTTGTTTTCTTCGTCTTCTTTTTGCTAACCGCCATTTCTAACCTCCAAGCTTCTTATTCTGCCGTCCATTTTTTCGAGCAGCCTGATTATGTTGTCTTGATTCGTAACCGTTTTCGCTAATGTAATCTGCATGTCTCGTACTATATCGTCTAGCCCTAGGAACTTCGCCTGTTGTTCTTTTAGGTGCCTTACGTCGTTCTGTACAGATGCGAAGGCATTCAGGGCGGCCGCACCGACCAGTATAATTGTCAGGATCAGGCCAGCCAGAGATACAACCCAGCTTTTAGTTGTCATTACTATGCATCCGTCTCGTGTTGACACTTATACTCCGAACATAAAAAAAATGCAGCGAACGGAACAAGCTGCGTAAGCAAGTCCGTAAGCTACACAAAGTAGTATGATTATTCGGTTTATAACTGTGTTCACATTATTCCACCTGCCGAGTCTGTCGTATCATGCCATAAAGCTTAAAGATTGTCTAGATAGCACATAAGACAAGGCCCACGGTGTTATCCATGAGCCTTGAATAGGAGGGTATGAGAAGATGTCTATGTGCGACCTGAGGTCTATACCTACGCTTGTTTTGTTCCATCTGTCAAGATTTAACTCTGCAGCGGCGTCCCTGCTTTAAGATCCGGCCAATCGGTAAGGCCTTCATTTTTCAGGCGTTCAATTTCTACCAATGGGTCTTTACCTTCAGCGGTCCACGTTGTGTATAGATTTTTTGCGAGAGGCACACCCACTTCTTCGACCAGCCAAAAGATCAGCTCTGCATTGACTACCATTATTCACCTCGTGGAGTAAGAAAGTTAAAGAATGACGGCATTGGTACGTTAATGCCAAATTCATTAAGCGCACGGACAAGCGTTTCATAATTGAAGGCCAGCGCTTTTACTGCCGCCATGACCTTTTCATACGCCCCTTTGTCTTCTACGCCGTCACGAACCGCCATGCCGTATTCAAACAGGGCTGTTGCAAGCACGTTGTATGCTTCTTTGTAGTCCATCGCCACCTTTCTGGCTTCGTTGTATTGATCAACAGATATATCACCATCCTGTTGAAGTTTTACCATGACCTTCCCTGCCGCAATATAAACAGCCTTTGCGGACTCCAGCGTTTTTGCGCCGTTGTCCAGCACGTCATTGCTCTTGCACCCCGCCGGGATCAGCAGGACCAGCAGGAGGATTGCCAGTGCGTAATTATGATAACGTTTCATTACTCGTTACCCCTTTTCGTTGTGCTTCTGAATTGCCTTCGCACCCAACACACCCACGACGAGTATGGCGGTACTTTGATCTACGGGCACCCATTCAGTAGCGGTTATACACTTATATGTCCACACGGCCATAGTGTCGACCACGACCAGCAGAGAGGCAACACGCATTAGCGAGGGGTTGCCGTCTCCGTTGCTTATGAGGTTGGTGAAGAATGTCTTCACCTTACACCTCCTTGCCTTTTATATCTTGATTCCTTTGATGGGAACATAGTGTTCCAAACCATCCAATCATCAACCTTAACTACCCTTTTAGGGCAAGACTCAGGCGATTTACATCTAGGATTGTGAGAACTTATACCAAGTTTATCCAATTCCGCCTTAGCTAGGGAACACGTTGGACTTTCACTGGAATAAATTCTCTCTTTATCCATGTATACGCATCTAAACCTATTAAATTTGTCGTACATTCCCTTACACCTCCACGACCCAGAGCGGCACGTTGTCGGCGAGCGCGCCCGATTCGGTTTTCATTGCGTCCATGAACAGCTTGGTTGCTGGCTTTGACGACGATCCGTAGACTTCGGCGTCTTCCTTGATGTCCTTGCCAACATGCATATTTGGGGAAAAACACCCTTCTAGCTGGTAATGGAAGTTAGCCACATGCGACTTGATATGCGTCCGGCCTTCAACGGGCAGCACTTCATATGCCACCCCACGGTATTCGTTCGGCATGGTGCGCCCGGTTGTTGTTAGCCTAAGAACGTACCCGCCAGCCGGGAATATCTTTTCGGTGTTCTCGATTGTGAAGCAAATATGCTTACCGTCGATGTAGAGGGCACCCGGTGTGGCCGATCCGCAGTCCTTGAAACGCTTGAGCAATACTTGATTAGGCATTTAAATCTCCTCGGCCTGTTTGTAGAGTTCGGCGGCTTTGTCTGCATGTTCTCCAGACTTTGAAACGAGTGCATCAGCTATTGGACCATCGTTATACTTGGATGGGGTCCTAACATAGAACCTGGCATGCCACGCCATAAGAAATGCCGCCCGCTGATACCGATAAGCCTTACCCAGCAGCAGGGCGCGCTTAGATTGGACAAGCGCAATCGTTGCGTCTCCATCTTTACACCCATGTTCCTCATACCATTTGACAGCAGCATTAGCCCCTTCCTTAACCCTACTCATCGTCGCTCTCCTTCGTTTTGAACTCGGCCTCATACTTGGCGAGGGGCTTACTTGTTTTCACTGACTCAAACTCTCTCAGGTTATTTGCCAGCTCGTCGCACATGGCACGCAGGGCGGCGTAGGCATCGCAGGCGTCCTCCAAATCAGAGCAAGAATCGATTGCTATAGCGGCTAGCTGTGATTCGTTTTGCGCTGGCCAGTCCTCGCCATACTTACAATCCTCAAGAAAGTTCTTGTACTTCTGTTTAAATTCCATCACTCACCTTCCCATTTTAGAAATTACTTCTCGTCCAGCCATGTACCGCTCAACGCTGTCCTTATACGGGCATACAGGATCATACTTTGTGTCCTTTGCGGATGCATCCTTATCCCCAGCCCACAGATTATGGCCGTAACACAATTGGTTGCCGTAGTCATGGCACGGCAGCTTGAATCCTAGTTTCTTGTCGTCGCACGGTTTGTCACTCATCTCCATTCCCCCTTTTTAAAAACCCATTGCGTCACGCGCTTGGGCATTATTGTTCTTCAACTCAGCTTGCCTCAATTCACTAGCCGCAATCTTGTCACGGCTCTCCCTCTGCTCTTTCGATATGTGCGCCCACTGGTGGACAATCTCTACCCGTCCATGGTTGACTCGGTAATCCATCTGCATCCCGTCTGGATGTGTAGCTGAAAGTGGCTTTTTACATTTGAGAATCTTTGCCGTTCTAAAATGAGTTTCTTTGTTATATGCTATTGAGAGCATTAACCTGGTACGATGTGACCCAAACTGCCCGCCCATCCCAAACTCGCTGTTTTGGTGCTTCTGAATGCAAACCACGGCCACACCGTTTCCTATCGCTCTATGGATCTTGTCAAGCTTCTCACCCATCAACCAAAAGTTATCATGCACCTCAAGATAGTCTATAATCGAAAGATATCCTGGACGAACTACAGAATGAAAATCGTCATACCGTTGGTATACTTCCAGCCCATCCCAGTTCGATTTGTTGTTTATGTTCCCAATCCTTCCGCAAAGCTCTCCTTCTGAAAACTCGTTAGAATAATAATCGATTTCTGCATGTGCTCCACCGTGCGCTTTTAGGTTGTTGTGCGCTATTTCCAAGGCTAATTCAGACTTGCCGCTATTCGACTCGCCGGCAATGACAATTACATTCTGATTCGATATCCCACAAAGCTGATTCAATCCAAGCGGCATGATGAGCGGATACAATTTTTCACTGTCACCATTATCCCTGACCTTCCTCCAATCAAGCTTGATTAGATTCTTGTCCACCTTGCGATAAAATCCGTTGCTCTTTCCCGTCGGCTCGATCAGTCCAGACTCTACAAACTCAAACAGCAAATCGTTTCTGACGTTAACGTCGTTAAAGCCCGTCTCTTTACCAAAAATAAAGGCCCCAAAATCTCCAGTCGTTGATTGCACCCATCTACGGGCGTCTCTAACTTTTTGGATCGCCTGTTGTTCGTTAGTGCACGATGTCATTCTCAACCCTCCATGCCAAAACGCAGTAACCATACTTCCATTTGAAATCGATATCGGCGTCGTCGCCCACTCCTACCAGTTGTGAAATTGCTTTCGCCATGGCGTCACCAGAAACTGAGGCTGTAGCAAAGTCTTCATCTGTTGGATTTTCTATCCCATAACATTCTCCCCATAATTCGCTGTGAGCTATCTTAGCTCCTCCGGCCTTACCAATAGACCTCATTGCCCTAAAAATGCCGTATGTGACTCGTGACGGGGCAAAAACCTCATAGTTCATGTGGACGGCGAGATATGGAAATTCCATCAACAGATTTAAGCAGTCCTCACGAAGGGAAGAATTAGAATATTCCTCCTCTTGGCAGAGCTTGATAAAAAATGTGTCAGCTTGCATTGACCTTCTCCGTCATCCTTGATGCACACATGTTGATATATTTTGTATCGCCGTTGCTGCTCTTTTTGGTTAAAGATCCTAATGAGCGGATCTGCTTTCCCCAAAATGAATCTCCTGCTCCCCATCTTACGTTGTCCAGCACAGACTCTTCCGAGAATCCTTGAACACGCACCAGATTATCAAGTGCTTTCGCTCCGTTTAGAATTGTGCTCGTTGTAATCTTGACCATCTTGCCAAGCTCTGATTGCCTCCAGGTTAGAAATTGTTCTGACTTTTTCATGTACCGTTTCCAATCTTCCTCTGAGCATTTTGAGGGCTTGCCCTTTAACGCTCCCGGCTGCTCGTCAGAGTTGTCGGAAGATATCTTAGAGACAGTATCAGGATAAGGAACATTATCATTATCGGCATGTTTCGCATTGCGTTTTATGCGTTCGCATGCGTTCGCATCCCATCGCATTTTTGCGCTTTCTCTGGCTTTCTCGCATCTTTTCGCATACTTATCGGCGTCTCTATCAAAAGATCTCTTGATAAAACTGAATGCCATTTCAACAACTGGGTCCACCTCCGGCATCTCTTCACCACGCTGATAGATGAACATAGCATCTAGCAATTGCCCCTTCTGTGCGAGCGTAAGCGAACGTATGCTTTCGTATGCGTCCGCATACAATATGAAGCTACCCTTTTTCATTATTTCACCTTTGGAACGTCCCAATATGGGCTTTTGCACTTAGGACAAATCCTGACATCTTCCTTTCGTGGTTTCCACTGGTGTCCACATCTCTGGCACACGTAATATGTGACCTTTACTTCTACTGTTGGTTTCAATTTATTTACCTCCATGTTAATGTTGTATATAAACTATACTTACATAAGTAAGTTGTCAATCAAAAAAAAGCCCCACTTTCGCAGGGCATAAATTTAACCAGCCACAAGAAAACGATATTCTTTTGCCACAGCCTCGCCTTGCATGCTAGACACGCCGTCCTCGTAGTCTGGGTCAAAGTGCCTGTAGAGTGTCGCCAGCATGCCTTCAAGCCTCTCAAACGGTGCGCGTGTGTACTTGGCCTTTTTAGGTATCAATGATACTTGGTCGGCCACCAGGGTAATGGCGATGCAAACAAATGCGGCAGGTCCATGTTTGCTACCGTCATGTTCAGACCATCCGAACGAAAGACGATTAGCTGCCCGCTTGAATACCATCCAATCGGAAACGGTTGGATCGCCGTACCCCGATATCATGTCGCTGACATCTTGCTTGATTCTCTTGAGTTGTTTTCTCGTCTTTGACTGCCATTCCTTTTTGTCCTCCCACATCGTTTCTATGAGAGATTGAACAGCGTACAACGTT